GCAAAGCGGGCTGGCGCAAGCGTCGTTTGCGGACATACGCACAGGATGGGTTTAACCCATTGGACGCAGTCATGGGGAACCAAATCTAAGACAGTGTGGGGCCTAGAGGTTGGCCATCTGATGAACCTCAAACATGCTCGCTATATCAAGGCTGGGCTGTTCACTTGGCAGCAAGGTTTTGCGATCCTCTACGTTGATGGCAAGACCGTTACGCCGCATCTGGTGCCTATCATCGACAAGTCATTTACTGTGGATGGTAAAACATGGCGGTGGTAAAAGTTGGCCTAAGCGTTGGGGATGTAACTTACGCCACTATTGAAGCAGTGGAGCGTTACAACTTTAATCGATCTAATGGCAGCAAAATTACTACTGCCGCCAAGTCGTGGCCAGAGGCAATAGCTCGCGACATTCTTGGCGTGTGCGCTGAGATTGCAGTTGCTCGTTGGTTAAATAAGTTTCCCATTACGCTTTTTGCTGATCGCAAAGAAGGTGACGTGGGCGAATATGAAGTTCGATCAACCGCTTACAGCTATGGCAAGTTGTTGCTTCAACCGGGCGATAATTTAGATCGCAAGTATTTTCTTGTTACTGTTGACGATCATTATCAAGCCCTCATTATGGGCTGGCTGTGGGGCCATGAAGGCTTGCAAGACACATATTGGGATACTTCTATGCCGGTTCCGTGTTATGCAGTTAAGCAACAACACCTTCGCGACCCAGAGGATTTAGATTGATTTGGCTAGATGAAGCGCAAGAGATTGCCCACACCGTTGCAAGGCAAGTCCATAAGCGATACAACACGTACTTTGAGATTGATGACGTTAGGCAGGAATGTCTTGTCTGGGTCTTGCGCCGGCAAGACAAGGTCAAAGAATGGCTTGACCACGATAAAGGTTCTGAAGATTACAAGTCTGGCGTTAACCTTCTGGCCAAGACTTTGCAACGCCATGCGGATAAGTATTGCCGACGCGCTAAGGCGCAAGCGGTAGGGTACGAGATACGCGATGAAATTTTTTACTCTGCTGAGGTGCTTGAGCAGATCCTGCCATTCATTTGGAGTGAAGTAGTGCCTACGCACAACCCATCTGGTGAGCGCGTGTCCGGTGGTGGAGCGCCAGCAGAGGGCGGCAACTACATCATCTCGGTATTCGACGTGCGCAAGGCTAAGAACAAGCTCGAACCGGATGATCAGATAATCTTGCAAGCAAAGTATTACGAGCAGCAGACCTACGATGACGTGGCTACTGCGCTAGGAATATCTAAATCTTCCGCTGAGCGTAAGGTGAAAGGCGCTATGCGCCGCTTGATCAAAGAGCTTGGTGGCCCAGACCCTTGGATCAGAAAGCAAAAAAATGACTAAAAAATACATACATGATGCTGATTGCTACACCGAAATACGCAGAGTCGAAGGCAAGAGTTACATGGAATTGATCTGGAACTGCGTCGATAAATGTCCGATTGGGGGAGAACATGGCACATTATGATTACCGCTGCCAAGTATGCAATATAGAAAATACCGTTGAGCGATCCATGTTTGAAGAAGGCCCGGATCCGATCTGCTGTGGCATGTCTATGCGCCGGATCTTTGGCTCACCACCAGTAAAATTTAATGGCAGTGGCTTTTACACAACCGACAACCCAAAGAGGTAACAATGAGAACACTTACATTCGTTAATGAGTCTAAGATCCTTAACCAGCAGGATTTTAATAGCATCCAATCTGCTCTGAGCATTTTCGTGGATCAAGTATCCAACGCTTGGAACCTAGAAACTACAACGGTTGGGCAGTCACCTACTCGCTCACCCAATGGCTGGAATGTCTGCATCGTGGACAAGTTTCCTAACCCAACTATCGGCGCGTATGGCTACCATGAGGTACTCAATGGCCAGCCTATTGCCTACATCCGAGCAGACTCGTTTGCCACTGCACCGCTAGGCAAATTCCGCAAGGGCTTGTCGTTCAAGGGCAAGGTCATCTCAAAGGATCGTTACCAAGAAGGTACAGCTCTTGTCGTATTCCATGAAGTAATCGAAATGCTTGTTGATCCTCAGATTATGAACCTATCTGATCCGGATAGTAAGGGTCGGCGCTGGCTACTTGAACCAGCAGATCATGTGCGTGGTGCCATGTATAAGATCACCGCAAAAGATGGGCGCGATGTAATCGCACCAGATTGGACGCTACCAGCGTTCTACAAGTTAGACGCAAAGGCTCCATACTCGTATCTTAATTCAGTAACTACGCCATTCACGCTTACGCCTACTGGCTATGGCTACTACAAGGATGCTCAGGGCTTACACAAGCTCTAAATGACAAAACCCCGCGGACAGGAATACGCGGGGCTTGTCGATCTACTGCGCGGACGGATCGCGCACTGTGGCAATTATACCATAACAATCGTCACCGACGTGTCCGATATGTTTGCCATAGTCTTTTCTTAAGTTGTTAACTGTGTTGTATGGGCCGACAGCAATGGCCATTTTAAGGCTTGGATAGACCGCTACGGCCATGTACTGATCGCGCTTGGCAGTTAGTTCCTCTACCAATTCCCAGACCTTCTTGGCCATCTCTTCGCTCGATTCTGCTTCTTCTTCGAGCAGGGCAGCCATCTTCTTTATCTCGCTAGGCTTAGCCTTCATATAAGGCTCTTTCAAGAACCTTAAAAGTTTCACAAGGTCCGGGGCCTTGATCGCAGACGGCGCAAAGCCATCCATAATCTGGATCTTCTTTATGCTGATGTAGCTCAAGTAGTGAGCGCAATGCTTTCCAAGCGTTACGTTGATCGATAGTGTTTTCGTAAAATTCTGGCTTGGTGTAATGGACAAGGTTAGCCCAATACTTTGCTTGCTCTTTAACCTTCTTAAGTAATTGCTCGTAAATCATTTGATTCTTGCCATCCATTCTTTGCATGCATCTACGTTTTCTCGCAATGTGAGATAACCGTAAATCTGTCGGTTGTCTAGGTACTGCTGGATCCCAAGGTTGCGTAGATTACGAGAGAAGATCACATACTCGTAATCCTCTGTGCCATCTTGGTAGAGGGCTTTATCTAGCACTTCATTGCGCACTAGATAGGTGCAATGGACTACATCCACCGGCAATATGCCGCGTGTAACGCCATTGAGGATAGCAAAGTATTCTTCGCTATCTTGATAGTAGCCATTAGGCGTACATGGGTGATGGAAGTTGCTGTATCCGAGCTGCTCGCTATCTGCACTACGCAAGATGGGCGCGACTACTCCCCGGCCAGTTTCCACCAAGGTACGCAGCGTGGTTGGGAGAATGTAGTTGTCCACGTCGCAGACAAAGTAATGGCAATTCCAAAACTTAGCCATGGCGATACCTTCTTCGCGCAAGCGACCAAGAACCGAGAAGCGTTCTGCGTTCCATTCATGGATCCCAAATCGCTGCACTTGTTCCTCAACGTCGCTATCGTCAACCTCAATGTGCCGCCAATCGTAGGCCCATGAGTCATCATCTTGACGCTCGTAGAGCGTTTCCTGATCGCTTACCCATTGCCGAATAATGCGCCCAGTATCGTCGTTGTTATTATTGGTGCGAAAATAAAGCATGACCTTGTCGCGTGGGTAATCGAGCTTGTCGAGATTCTGCTCAAGCCAGTAGGGCAAAGTCTTCTCTTTATCCTTAGCCAATATATGTATCAATACAATCGGCAATTCCCAATCTTGCATCAGTACCACCCTTTCCGCTTCTCATGGCGCAAGGCCATGCAACTATTGTTTTTCCAATGAAGTTTGATATAAAGCAAACCCCATCGTATCTGAGTCTGATAATTCTTGCGCCAATCGGTGCCGAATTGATCCATCTTGCTAGCCGGTAAAGCTTGCGCTATGCCATAGGCGCGGCCTTGTGTGGTCTTATCGCCTACGGCGTTGACTCGCCAATTGCTTTCCATGGTCCACAGCTGATCAAGGCAGCGCCATTGCTGAACGGTGCCGCCTTGTTGCATGTAGAGAGCCTTGGCATAATCTTTGGGAGATGCTACGCGCTCTGCTGCAAGTCCGGGTCTGTCTGTTGTGTATAGCGCACAGGCGGCAACCAGAAGAGCATAGGTGGTGGCGTGTAACCAGCGGTTGGTTCTGGGATAGATGGGCATGATAATCCTCTCTTTAACATCTCTTTACGCAAATTGGTGTGAAATGGAATGGCAAGATCGGTTTTCCTGCCATCGAGCTTTAAGCGTTCATAGCCAAAGGTGCCGCCAAATATGCCATGCATCTCTTGATTATCGACGGCAAATTGCAGACACTTCTGCTGAATAGGGCATGACTTGCACATGGTAAGAGCGATAGCGGTCTTGCCTATCATCTCTTGGCCTTGCTCGGTGTTAAATGCGTTACCGCGCATGAGTACTGGGAAGAATATCTCTGGGTCCGTTTCAGTACATGCCGGTTGCTGATCTACGTCGAAATACATTACTTGTCGCTAGCCTCTCTGATCATGTTGCGTAGTACGCGCAGATCGTGATTCTCGAGCCTACCGAGAGCGATATTTCGGTCTTCTAAGTCGGTAACAAATTTTAAAATCTCTTCGACAGCTCTATTCCATCCAAGACCAAAGCCTTCTGAATGTGCAAAGTCAATTTCATCGCTGGTTACAACCGCCTTGGGTGCCGGTAATGTGCCACCGGTAATGCCATCAATCACGCGGCTAATATGCGCGTTTAATTCTTCATGTAAATTGCTCATGTATTTTTCCTGTCTGATAGTAGTTTGATCGCTGATCTACGTCGGCGATCCCGGTTTTATCCCACCGACTTTTTCGGTGTGGTGTGATGGTAGAGAAGTGGCCGGGGAAAGTCAACATTCCCGGCCTAGTGTCTGGCGATGGCGAGCTAGTAGCCGCCGGCACACTCTCGCCGCGTGTGCGCTAGCCTTGAGCGTTTAGCATCGCGAAGAGTAGGGGTATAGATGACCCACCGGCAGGATCCGGATCCACACGTGGTAATCCATTCGCCGCCGGTGTAGTCGTAGCTGTAGCAGGATCTGGCTATGTTCTGGCCATCCTCTTCTGCTGCTCGTGAAATATTTTCTCGATCATGTCCCGAATATCTTGCTCGCTCATGTCTAAATGAGAGTAATCTTCCGGCTCGAACATGAAGTTATCTAGTAGGCTGCTAAGAGCAGCATCTAAAATGAATAACTCTTTATCCCGGGTCATTCTTTCGCTGCTCATGCTGTAGCCCACCCATTCTCGCTCATGGTCTGCCGGTAGGCTCGTTTCGCTTGCGCTAGCGTGTAGCCATAATAGGTGCGCGATTCAAGCCATGTCTGGCCACCGGATCGCACCATCGCGCTCACGATCCATGCGCCGCTCGGAAAAGCTCGCTGCGTGATCATGGCCTTAGATCCATTCCTGCTTGAGAGTGTATCCTGCATCCGCGCTAGGCATAGTGGCAGCGAATAGCACGCGCGAAAGCGTATAGACAGTGTGAAAGCCCATGTCCATCCCGGCACCGCCGACACGTAACACGCGAGAGCCATTCTTTTCAACTAGCGGCCATAGGAGCGCGTGAGCTGCATAATAAGTGATGTTCACTAGGCGATTATCTTTCACGATGTAAAGGCTCATCGTGCGGCTCATGCCGCTAGTCGATACGCTGCGTATCATCGTGTAAACAGTATCGCCGGGGGTTAGCATGGCCGATAGTCGCTCACGTGAGTGTTCGCGCTCGTTGATCTTTTCTTGCCGGGTGAGTGTTGCTTGAGTCATGTCTAGTTCCTGTCTAGTTAGGTTAAATTCTGGCCTAATGGCCAGATAGCAGACCCGGGGAAAGATCCCCGGATCCACTATCCGGCAATTATGCAACGCGCATCGGCATAAGCAGCAACTGCCATTGAATATCGCCGGCGCGTGTCTCGCATAATAGCGGCTTGCGTGATCCGCTTGTTCGGATGATAAGCGGCACACTCTTATCAATTCCCGGCACCTTAGCAAGATCGGCAAGGAAAGCCGGGTTAACGCCTATTTCATCGCTAGGCTCGAAAGTGGTGGGAATAAGGTGCTCATAAGGTGGGAAAGTGCCGCCCCATGAGAGGAAAGTAACGGATCCATCTATGGTGCTCACTGTAACGCGCTCGCCATCGATCGCGACATTTACGCGCGGATTAATAACGCGCTTACCGGTGAGCGGCTTAATGAGAGCGCGGATCTTAGCTGCATCCATCCGGTGGATCATCACCTTAATATCATGTCCCGGCTTAATTTCGAGCTTATCGAAAGCAACGCGGCCGATAAATAATCGGTAACGATCGGTGCAAGCGGCGATCAAGCTGCCATCTCTCGACTCTAAGCTAATACATTCGAGAGTAGGGAGAGAGCTATCTTTCCCACCGGCAAGAGCTGCACCGGCGAGAAGATCATCAAGCAGCGGCGCGTTCATGGTGAATTGAGTCGCTGTCTTTTCTAATGTTGCGTTCATGTTCATAGTTTCCTGTCTATGTAAAGAGCTGCCCTAGTTAGCCGCTCATAACCTAGCCTAGCGCGAGCTAGGCCAGATTAGAAGCATCTAATTAGATCCGAAATAACATGTTATAGAGTCGTGAAAGCACCACGAGCCGCCGCCCATATAGTTGACATGATCGACAAGGAATAGCAAGCCGGCCATCAATAGCCCGGCACCAATGAAAGCGACGATATATCCGCGGCGTGTAATTCTCATCATTCACCGGCCTTGTTCTCGATTAATTGGTCAACGATGCGGCCTAGATTCTTGCAACAATGACAGCCGCAATTCTGCACCCACTTCTGAATATCTGATAATTTAGCCATGATAGTTTCCTGTCTATGATGCGCGCCGGCGGCGCGTTGAGAGAATTAAACCATGCCCGGATCATGGCTAGTCAAGCCAATTTGGCCAGAATTTCGAGCTGTTATCTAATTGTTATAATCGGCCATTAGCCGATCTTTCCCCGGATCTTTCGCCAGATAGCCGGGTTAACAGCTCTCACCGGGCCATCATCGCCGGATCACCGGATCAATTCTTACCGCCGGATCTGGCCGGGTTATGGCCGCTTGATGGTCAGATAGGGCTGCATAGGGCTAGATGGACAGTTACCCCACAACCCCATCAACTCTCACCAATTCCCCTAATAAGTAAATGATTCGGCCTATAACATTTAATAAACGATCAATAACCGGCAAGAGATGGCGTAATCCCAAGCCCGCTGTGCTACGTCGTCGAGCGTAGAAGAAAAGTATTGCCCTAGCGTGGGAAAATGAGTCATCGACCGGGGGACTTTTAATAAACGCGCGCCGTGTATGTAACTATCACCCCAATGATTTTTTCTAAATAAATGGGGGCAGCTACAAAAATTCTTTTTTATGAAGTAGGCGTAAAATAATGACTTTATGTATTGTGACTAAGATCACACACCTCAAGGCGGGACAAAAGGCAAATTTCCCACCTTATACAATATAGAGGGGTTTGTGAGGCGCAGTGGCAAACCCCGACAGTACGGACGCTTCCAGCGT